GGCTTCACGGTTGGAATTTCACACCACTGCTGCCACTACATGTCTTGCTGCATGACGCCCACGAGTCGATGACGGGCGATATCCCGACAACCTTCAAGACGCCCGACATGCGGGCGCTACAAAAACAGATTGACGTGCGGCTCTATGCCTCACTGAATCTGCCGCCGCCGACGCAGGACGAGGCAGTCATCATCAAGGCCATAGACGGCTACCTCCTGGTCGCCGAGGCCAAGGTCTGCACGCCGCAGACGACCTACGAGAAGATCATGGAGGAGCGCAACGCGGTTGTGACGCCGCTCGGAGTCGAGGTGATCGAGCAGTACCTGCACGAAGACCTGGATTCAGAGCAGGCCTTCCTCGACTGTGCGAACGAGTTGCTGTCGGCGGTGGCGATATGAAAACGCTCCGCGAGATTCAGCAGGCCGTGTATGCAAACAACGTCGCCCACGGTTGGCACGAAGGGGCCTTCACGAACACACCTGAGACCATCACAACGAAGCTGATGCTGGCCGTGGGGGAGTTGTCGGAGGCTGTCGAGGAGATTCGCAACGGCCATCCCTATGACAAGGTCTACTTCACCGGCGATAACAAGCCCGAGGGCTTCGGTATCGAGTTGGCAGATGCCATCATCCGACTCCTCGATGTCGCCGAGCATCTAGGCATCGACATGCAGGACGCGGTGATCCTGAAGCACAACTACAATCTCACCAGACCGTACAAACACGGAGGGAAGAAACTGTGAGCGGAAAGATCGAAGTCCAGCAACCCTACGCCGACGACGCGGCGACGCTGGTGAATCCGAAGGACCTGATCGGCGTCACGAAGGTGCCCATCTGGCTCGTGCCCTCGGCAGGGATCATTCACGAAGCGATGGCGATGGCGGACGGTGCGCGCAAGTACGGGCCGTACAACTGGCGCGTGAAAAAGGTCGTCACCTCCATCTATATCTCGGCCGCGCTGCGCCACATCTACAAGTACCTCGACGGGCTGCAGATCGCGACGGACAGTGGCGCGCACGAGTTAGGGCATGCGCGCGCGTGTCTCGGGATCATCCTCGACGCAGAAGAGACCGGCAACCTTTCGGATGACCGGCCTCGCCCGTCGAACACTGAGGCGCTGCTGGCGCGCCTGCAGATGAAGCGTTAGAAGATCGGCGTCTCGCGCCGCCAGAAGCGGCCGAGGAAGTCGAGGGGATCGACACCCGCGTGACGGCTTGAGCGGTGGATCGCGTCCTCGAAGATTCGGTAGAAGGTCGGCTGCACGTTCTCGATGTTCCGCACACCCGTCGCCTCCCCAGCCCCTCCCCAGATGGCGGCCTGACCGGCCGACGTCGGGGAGCGGGCCTCGGGGACCGGCAGAATCCCTTCATCAGCAAGCTGCTGCATCCGGTCTGCGAAGGCCGACTCAACCGGCCCGTAGGCCGTCTTCGGGTTGCCCTCGAAGCCGTAGTGCTGCATGCGCCGCCAGAAGTGGCGGTCGCCGACAAGCCCCGCCCAATTCCCTTCAAGCGCCTGCCCGTAGCGTTCGAGCTTCGGGTTTGCGACCGGATTCATTGCCCCGCCCGCGTTCTCCATCTCGGCAATTTTCGCCTCGATCTGAGTCGGATAGAGTGGCCTGTACCCAGGAGCAAAGCGCGGAGCCTCGGGGTGCGCGGTGCGCCAGTGCTGGTACCCCGCCAGCCGAAGGTTCGGCTCGGGCGAGGAAGCAATGGACGTCGGGCGCATGTACTGCATCAGCCGGTGGAAGGCGTCGAGCCCGGCTTCGGGACCCAGCGCGTCGATGGCAGACTTCGCAATCGGGTCCGCGTTGTACCAGTCGTGGAAGCCACGTTCGACGCCGCGTCGCACATCCTGCTCGACGAGCGGATGTTCGAGTGCTCGCGCCGCTGCGTCGCGAATGTTCATGTAGTTGCGGAGACGCTGCGGCTCGGGCGCGGCCCACGGTGATTCCTGCGGCGTTCGCAGGATCGAGCCCGCCTCAGTCGGCGCGATGATCGAGCCCCGTTGCTCCAATGGACCGAAGCGGTCTCGAAGTGTAGCAAGGCTCGGCGCACCCGACGTCGGGCTGAAGGGACCGGGGCCGAAGATGTCCGACCACTGCGCGTCGGTGAAGAGGCGCGTGTGCGGCGAGAGGACACCGCTCGGCGTGCGGTTCGCTGTACCGCTCAGGAGCGATGGCGCGGGAGGCGTAAGCGGCTCCCCGCCCCGTACCTCGGCGGACTTCGTCGGGCTGCCTTCGCCCCGCCAGAGGGGATGGCCCGGTCGGCTGCTGGCTTCCGGCGGGAAGGTTGGATAGTCGCCCAGCATTTCCTGCGGCCAAAGTGCCGCCTTCTGGGTAGCGAACGGCCGCTCACCGACGGGGCGGGCCGACTCCGGCCCGAAGTTGAACCACGAATTCTGTCCACGGGTCTCGGTGGCAAGAGCCCTCTGCGCCAGCGGCGACAGCGAGTGCGCGTGCGACCTGAAGGCGTTCTCTTCGCCAATTTTGCCGAAGCTGTACTCGTTGATGCCGTGACCCCAGATGTCGTGGACCGCGCGGAACAGATCGTTCTGCTCGGCGCTCAGGTAGGGATGGCCCGAAGACTCGGAGGTACGCAGCACGTTGATGTGCCGGTTCTCACGCAGGTCCTTGAGCATCGCCTTGCTGTTCGGGTATGGGTCCGAGTCAACGAAGTCCCAGGTGTATCCGGCATCCTGCAGCGCCTTCGCCTGCTGTTGAATCTCGCTCGAAAGGGCGTTGTACGCCTCGCGCACTGCCGGATTGTTCGGCTCAGACTTCAGGCCTTCGTAGGTCTGTGCCATCCTCCGACCGGCGGCTTCGTCCACCGCCGTCACCTCGGGCATGCGCTCGTGCGAGAGCCCGCGCGCCGTGCGATACTCCGACGCGACGTCGGCGAGGCCCTTCGGTTTACCGAACGACATGCGGAAGCTCTGCCCATTCGCGAGGCGCGTGTAGGGAGCCTCGGTGAAGTTGCCGTGCTCGACGTTGCGGATCGGCTCAACTGCGCCGGTCGTCAGGTCGTGCATGCCCTCCTGGGAGATGAAGCTATTCTGACCGAATTGCTGCGAGAGCTTTTGGGCGTCGGCGACGGGGAGCCCCTTCACCATGATGCCGCGCTCGTGGAGCAACTCACCCGAGACCGGATCGGTATATGCGCCCTGAGTCTCGATGCCTTCACGCCCGAGCAGGCGAAGCTGGGTACGGAGGTGCTGCATCCGCGAAGCATTCTCGGCCTCGGAGAGCGCAACGCCGCCCGGATTCTCAGCGGTCAGGATCGCGTAGGTCTTGGGGAGCGACGGGCCACGGCCAGCGCGGCGCTGGTACGTCGGCACCTCGCGGTTCAGATCGCCGACCTTGGTCGCGCGCCCACCACGGACGCGGAGACGTTGGCCGGTCGCAGACCACTCCTCGGGGAGGATCGCTGCCGTCTCACGGCGCGCTGCGGGTCCACCGACTTCATCGACGATGCGGCCGAGCACGGTGTTGGCTCGCGCATTTACACGCGCGCGCGCGGAACGAGCCCCGCCTTCGGCGAGCAGGGCGGCGTTGCCTCCAAGCTCGGTGATGGCGCGGGCCTTCTCGCGGGTAGACATCTCGGGGTTATCGGTGACGAGACGCGGTCGGCCGTTGGGGCCAATCTCCCAGAGTCCGCCGCCCTGCGCGTTGCGCTGCAGATCGTAGCCCATCGTAGCTGCACCCTTGAGGGTAGCCGCGATGGTTTCGAGTGGACCGAGTGGTTCTCCACGCCCGCGCCTACGACGCATCTCATGCACCAACTCCTCGGGATCGACGCCCTGCTGGCGCAGCATGAGGCGCAACTCGGGATCGCGTAGTTCTTCGAGTGTGTAACTTCCAAGTCCCTGCAGCGTCGAGAGCAGGAAGCGTGGAATGCCGAGCAACACATTGAGGCCACCCTCGCCAACGCCGAGGGCCGCCTCTTCAGCCTGCGTGTTCTTTCGACGAGGAACCTCGCGCATCCGCGAGGCATCCGCCGGAGCAATCGGGCGCGGGCCAGTCATTTACTGCCCCGAGTCGGGAAGCTGTCGGAGGGGGAAGAAGGGATCAGTCAACTGCGGCACCATCGCCGCGCCCGGCTGCGCTGCCGCGCCGAGGTGTGAGTACCACGGCATCCCGCCGCGAATGCGCGACAGGTGCTCGGCTGCCGTGCCCGGCGTGAAGAGGGGATCAACCATCTGGCGCGCGGCGCGCATCTCACGCTGCCACTGTTCGCCACCGATGTCCTGCATGAATTCGCTCTTTGCCGTGACGCCTCGCTCGACCGGGATACCCGACCGACGGGCCTGACGGGTGAGTTGGCGCATGAGTTGGTTGAGGCGCGCTTCGCGCTGGGCGAGCGGAGCGTAGGCCGCGCGCACCTCGGGCATACCCTCAAGGCTGCCGTCGATGATGCCCTGAAGCTCGCGGGCGTAGCCACGATAGAGCTTCCCGACGCGGCCGTTGCCTCGCGTGTACGCGCGACGGGCCATTGCCTCCATCTCCTGGCGGACGTCTTCGAGGACGCGGCCGGTCACCTGTCCAGGCTGAATGACCCCGTCCTGCATCAGCGTCTTCACGATGCGCTGGACGCGGGGCTTCGCCAGAATCTCGCCCGCGCGCGGGTCCGCGATGGGCGCTTCGAGGATGCCGTACCGCTGGGAAACAGCCTGCTTCGCCTGCTGCACCGTCTGAAGCTCCTGGGCGACGCGCTGCGTAGCGGCCGTCTGGGCCTCCTGGCTCGCGCGCTGCAATTCCTTCGAGAGACGCCCGAAGGACGTCTCCGACAACTCGGCCAACATCGGCCGCTGGACGCCGCTGCCTTCGACGGCGCGCGTCAATCCCTGCTCGCCACCGGCAGCTTCGAGGACCTTGGACATCTTGAGCGGACCGGGCTGGCGCAGTGCGGTGAGACGACGGCCCATAACGGCACCCCCGACACCCATCGCCCCACCGAGCGCGGTGTTCAGCGCGAGCGGAACAGCGTTCTCTCGGACGGCCTCCGGGTTAAGCTCGGGCAGATCGCCGACGGTGTAGCCCAGGCCATAGCCCGCGCCGGTCGCACCCGCGCGCACGAGGCTCGGGGCTGGTGCGGCTGCAGCACCAGCACCCATCGTCGCGAGGGCTCCCGCCGGAGGACCCCAGATGTCAGGATTGAGCGGACCCTTGTTGACGGACAGATCAGCATTCTCCAAGTACTGGCGATTCTCGTCGCGCCCGGCCCGATAGCCATTGCCGCCGAGCCACGACAGGGCTCCGGCAATCTCGTCGGTGAAGGGCAGCGCCGAGTGACCGAAGCGCACGGTGCGCGCGATTGCGCCCCGCTCCAACGGTCCCAGGTCCGACGCATCGACGGGCTTCGCGCCCGCACGGTCGAGCCCCTGAATGGTGTTGACGAGTTGCTTGAAGGTGCGGATGGGCGAGCCCTGTCCGACCGTCGAGGCAATCCACTCGTCCACCTCACTCTGCTTGTATTTCCTGCCGCTCCTCGTCCGGCCGTGGAGATAGTCCACCGCCTGATCGAAGATGGTCTTCAACTCCGCGTAGCCGCCTGCCGGGCCGGACTGGCCGGGCTGCATCTGTTCGGGCTGTGGTCCAGTCATGTTACCTCCGGTCGTCGTTCATCTGTTGAACGACAGGCGGGACGATGGTGCCGCGCGGGCCGAAGATCGGCGACTGCGGCAACAGATTCCACATCTCGTTGTACTCGGGGTCGGTCTTCCACTTGTTGTGGAAGATGCGCTGCACATCACCCAGCACGCGCTGGTGTTCCTGACTCAGGCGCGTCACGAGCGGATCGACGGCCTTCAGCAACTCGCGCCGCTGATTCTCCGTCAACACGGTCGAGCCACTGAACGACTGCAGAATCTTGAAGAGTTGGCCCGCGATAGGCAGGTCCTTCAGCGCCCTGAAGTCGCTGTCGTTCTGTGCGAGCGTCGTGTGCGTCCCGAGCAGGTCCTGGGCAGCCGAGATAAGGGCTGCACTCGACGGCTGATCGAGCGGCATGTCGCGGTACTGGTTGTACTGCGCGACAGACTGACGCACGCGGTCCCAAGGTTGCAGCCGCCCGAGCGCCTGCGCGTACAACTGGCTGCCCTCGACGGTCTTTAGCTCAGACGGAAGCTGTGCGACGATCCGGCCTGTGCGTTTGTCATAGAGGAAGCCCTCCCGCTCGCCCAGATCGGGCGCGCGCAGCGACGTGCGAAGGTCTGCCGCCGCCTTGGCCTCTTCCATCAGCCCGGCCGACTGGAAGGCGTTTGCCATCCCGAGCAACCGCTGATCGCGCTGCTCGTCGGTCTCGTTCGGGCGCGCGGCAAACTGCTGCATGATGCCATCGGCCGCTGCGGCCTGCTTCTGCTTCTGTTGGGCCGCACGCAGCGTCATGCCAGTCTGTGCGACCTGCGCGATGCGCTGCTCCCACGCGCCGGGATCAATCGCCTGCGCGAGGTCTGCGAAGGAATTGCGCGTGCCCTGCGGCTTCGGACTGCCCGAGGCGAGTAGGGAAAGCCCGGCCCGGCGAAGTTGCATGCGCCGCTCGTCCATCAACTGCTCTTCGGGCAGGATGCCTTCGAGGGCACCGGCCGGGAAGAGCGCCTTCAGGACGCCGTCGAGGATCGAGCGCGACGGGCGTGGAGCAGTGGCCGGTGCGGTGGGTTCGTCGCCGCCCGGTCCAGCCTGCATCATCGGTCCGCCCTGTAGATCGCCGAAGTAAGGCATTAGGACTGTCCCGGCACGTCATACGGGCCGCGCACGGCGGGAGCGGTTGCTCCCGGTCGTCCACCGCCAAAGCTGGCAAAGGTCATCGCGCCCCCGAGCATGTTGGAGAATAGATCGCCCTTGTCGTTCGGCGTCTGGTTGGTCGTGTAGAGCGGCGTGCCGTAACCCTGCTGCAGCATGCCGAGTGAACCCATGTCGTAGTTGCGCTGGCGTTCCGTTTGGTACTGACCGGCCTGCCCGAGCCACTGGTTCGCGCCCATGCCCATGTTCGCCAATTGCATCGCACGCGCCATCGCATCATTGAAGCCCTGATAGTTGAAGGCCCCCTGCTGCTGGTTGACGTCCGCGAGCGCCGCCCCTTGCCCAAGATTCCGGCGAGCCCCGAAGGCGTTCTGCGCGGTGGCGTTCTTGTTGAACATGTTCATCGAGGATGCGCGCATCCGGTCAAACATCGGATTCATCGCAGCATTGAACGGATTCATGAAGAGCGCCGCCTGGGTCGGGTCGGTCATCGCATTGAGGCCGGTCTGGCCCGCCTGTGCGTATCCGCCCATGCCCTGCAAGGCTGCGAGGAACGAGGGATCGAGCCCCGGCATCGGCCGCCCCGCATACATCTGGGACATCGCCCGCATGTTGCGGATGTAGTCCTGCGACTCGGGGTCGATGCTCTGCCGAGTCTCCTGGGGCTTGTTGCTCCCAAAGATCGACTTGAGCGCGCCGAATCCCGCGCCGATACCTGCCATGACTAGAGGCGCAACCATGTCTTCTCCTTACCGATTCCCTGCGGGGATAACACCGAGCTTCGGAACGCCCACGCGCCAGTCCGTTGCCGTGACTTCGTCCACCCGGAAGCGAACCTGCCGTGCCGTCAGCCGCGTCGGGGTGGGTTGGGACGCGGTGAAGGGACCAATCTGTTTCTCGACCGATGTTGGGTCATTCGCTCCGAAGAGTGTCATCGTCACGTCGCCGAGGGTCTTCTCGTCTGGGATGTATTGCTGCACACGCATCAACTGATCGCCGTCGCCCAACTCAAGTGGGCCGGTCTCGGCGAACGCCTGCATGCCGGTCCTATTTCCGCCAATCTCGTGCTCCCACAAAAAGCCGTCAGGGTCGATCAGGACCGGATATTCGTACACGCCTCGGTCGATTCCAGCCCCGCGCGGTAGCTCACCCATGATCCAATGCTTCTCCTCGTAGTTGTAGCCGACGAAGCGTTGGCATTCGTACCCGATTCCTGATTTCACCGGATAGGTCCACCAGACTTCATTGAACAACGTCATCGGGATGCACTGAATCTTCGCACGCTGCGATTGATCGAGCGACCCAAAGACTTCATCGAGGACGTCGCACACAATGGGTTTCAGTGCGCCGTCGTACTCGAAAAACTTGCCGTAGGACATCCAGAACATCCGGTCGCCAAGCACCGCACATGCCTGCGGACCGATGATGCCGCAGTTGTCACCGAGTTGCTCGAAGGCATAGATGTCAATGCCGCCGGTGTAGGTCATCGCGAATACATCGACGTCGGTCCAGAGGATCGTCTGGCGACGGGTGCGCCGTCCACAGACAATTCGACCGCGCGTCGGCAGATCGAATTCGTTCGCCTGATTCTCAGTCGTGATGGCCCAATCCGATAGCGACTCCTGGTCGGGCCACTTCACACGTCGAGCATTGCCGTCCGCACCGAGCGCCACGATGAAGTGTTCGGGGGTGACCACGACGGCGGTGTTTGACACCGGAGCCGTCGCATCAACCTCCGTCGCATCACCTCCACCCGGATCGACCATGAGCAGTCGGCCGTCGAGTGTGTGACAGGCGACGAGAAGCTCCCCGAAGTTGTCGAGGGTCCAGGTACTCGGAGCGACGAGCGTGAGAGCGCCCGAGCCCGTACCGTAATATCCCTCGCCATAGCCGCCGGAACCGTAGTTGCCTGCGACGAACGCGCCATCCACGAAGTCGTCTACCGTACCAGGGAAGTCGGACGGGGTGACATCTTCGAGCGTCGCGTCGGTATAGAGCCACAGTTTCGAGTGCGTCCCGATGCCGAGGTGTGACACGGCATCGTTCGCCCGCCATCCGTAGGCCGCGCGAGGCTTGCCGGTGACCTGCAGCGCAGTGGCACTGACGTTCACGACGTTGCGCCAGCCGCCGATGGGACCCATGATCCCCTCGTACCAGCGGACGCCATTCGCGTCATACCAGCGGTTCTTCGCCTGATACCTCGTCCCGTTTCGGTAGACACCGGGCTTGAGGCGCAGACTCAAGGTCCTCTCGATCATTGCGCCGCCTCCCAGCGGATGAACCGAATAGCTCCCGTAACGCGACGCACACGAGCAAAAACGCCAAAGCCTTCTCGTGACCCCCCGCCATTGGTGTTCCCCTCGATGGTCTCGAAGCTGTCCCCCGTCACCTTGGTGACGATGCCGACATGGGCATATCGCTTCAATTCTTCAGACCGTAGAATGAACAGGTCACCAACGGCCGGGTTAGCCTGCAGGACTCCCGGTCGAGCACTCGCCCAGGCCGCCAATGTTGCAACGCTGGCAGTCCGGGGGCACGGCCAGAGGTTGCCCTCCGACTGGCGACCTATCTGACTGACGAAGGCCGCACACCAGGGATACGCTCCGGCCGGGTCGAGCCCGGTCTCGCGAATCCAGTAGTCGATGCAGACTCCGCGATTGCTGTTCTTCGGTACCTCGACGATGCCGAGATATCGCTTCGCCTCGGCTACGAGGGCATCAGTCCGTCGGCTCATAGTCCCCACCGACCAGAGCGCGCCGTTCGAGGATCGCCTTCGCCTCGTCCTTGATCGCGCCGACTTCCGCCTCGACACCGCGCCGGTTCAACCATGCGGTGATGCCCTTCAGGCCATAGGGCAGCGCCATTGAGAGCGAGCCCCACGCGAGCAGAAAGGTCCACGGGGCCTTGACGGAGACGAAGTACGCAAACCAGCCGAGTCCGCCGAGCCAGGAGACCGTCGCCACCATTTTGTAGTGGTTGTCGAGCCCAAGCAATTCCCTCAGTGTGTCGTTTCTCATTCCACTCCTTGAAGCTGGCTGGACGCGCGGTCTCGAAGAGGTGAGTGGGGTTCCTCAAACGTCCGCTGACCGCCCAGCACGTCTTAGTGGTTTTTCTCGCGCGCGACGCACCGGATTGGTGTATCGAGCTTCGCCTGTAGGCAGATCAAGACATCGAGCTTCTGGTTCGTCTCGTCGGTCTGGTCATGGGATTGCTTGTTATGCGCGTCGAGTGTCTCGGCGATGGCCCGTTGCTGCGCGGGCACCTTCGAGATGCCGAGCGCGCTCACGATGACGCCACCGATAAGGATGATGGCCCCGATGACCGACTTGGTCTGTCCGAGCTTCGTAATGACAGCGTGGGTCCAGGTCATATTAAAAGAGCACCGCCGTGAACCACGTCTTGTTCGCAAGGATCGCAGGCCCGCCCGCGCCCGCGTGAGAGCGCGCCTTCACGCGATAGACGACCGTATCATCGGGATCATTGATGTACGCCGTGACCTGACACCGCTGTCCGGGGAACGATCCGTTCTGCGCGTCATTCCCAAACCAGGCTTCCCCGAGTAGGTTGCCCGAGCCGTCCTCAATCCAGAGACGAATCTTCGTGTCGTTGTCGCTCGAAGGATCGCCGGTCAGGGAGAGCGCAAGCTGCGCCGTCAGGACCAGGAGCCCCGTGCTGTCAACCGGGACCTTGATGCCCCCGGTGGAGGTGATGAAGGTTCCGATATTGTAGGACTCGACCGGCCCGGTCCACACGAGCGTCGTATCGACGTTCGCGGGAAGCACCCCGGCGACGTTGAGAATCAACCTGCAACGCCGGGGATAGGAGGCCGGGTCCATCTTGGCGGCCGTGACGGCCGCGTCGGCGAGCTTCGCCGTAGTGACGTTGGCATCAAGAATCTTTGCCGTGGTGACAGCGTCCGAAGCCAGCATCGCCGCAACGATGACCGCGTTGTCGATGTTGCCGTGATGGACGCCGTACACCGTCGTGCCGTTGTCCACCGTGAACACCTCGACGACGTCTACACCGGCCGCCTTGAGGGTCGGCGCTACGCCGGAAACCCAGGTCACGCCGGACCACGTTGTCGCGAAGGCTGCGCCGTTGGTGATGACGAGCCAGGAGCGTTGCGCGGCGTCGAGGGTGGCGGTGTCTGCGTGCCACCCAACGAAGCTGACGACGGTCGCCTCGTCTACCGTAAACTTGGCGACGGTTCCGGCTGAGATGTCGATGACGGTCGTGCCGCCGACGGCGGGCTCAACGCGCTGTACGCGCGGGCGCGCAATCAGATCGTCGAGGGCATCGAGGCCGTCCTCGTTTAGCTTCGTGCCCCAGGTGCCGGAGCTTCCGCCCACCTCGGGCTTCACGAAACCGTAGATGTCTGTCAGGGTGTCCGACATGCGTTCTCCTTAAAACTGCCTGGGAAGCTGTGGACGCTTCCGACTCGCGGCGGCTTGTGCGCGCTCGCGTTCCACGTTGATTTCGCGCATTGCCTGATCGAAGCGGCTCTGCCACAGGGCCAGCCGTTCGTCATGCTGCAGGAACGGGGCGCTCTCAATGAGCGTGCCGTAGAAGTACAGGTCGGGATGCCGGATGAAGAGCCCGTTCACCGTGTTCGCATCGAGCGGCGCGATGTCGCGGGTAAACTCGAAGTCGATCTTGACGGACCCATCGACCGGCGGCTGCGGCCAGAGGTACAGCTTCGGCCCGGTCTTCGCGACGCCGCCCGCACCGTCCGGGTCCACGAGCCACGAATCCATCTGCGGGACGATGATGCCTTTGCGCGGCACATTCCCGAGCGCGCTGTTGGCCGACACGAAGTCGCGCCACGCGGATGGGGTGAGGATTTCGATTTCGCCGTGGGCAGCGGCCGTGCTGTTCCACAGCGCGTGCACGTCGCGCACGTAGTTGGGCAACTCCATCGGGTAGGCGGTGACATCGAGCGGCGCGCCGCTGTTCGCCAGCGAGTAAAACTGGCGGAACCACTGCTGCTGACGCCGGATGACGGCTTCGCAGAGGGCAATCCACGTCGGAGCCTGGGCCTCAAGGTCTGCCTCGCCCTCACGATTCAGCATCGCGAGGACTTCAGCAATCAGCCCGTTGTACGAATCGAAGGCCATTCCTATACCCTTATGATTTTCGGCGTATCGTCCAACTCAGGATGCTGCGCCAGATATTCCAGCGCGTGGGATGGGGAGTACTCGAACCGCCCGATGTGCCGGACTTCCTTCGTCACGTCGTGATCGAGGAGCAGCGGCACGCCCATCGCCTCCATCTTCATGAAGAAGTAGATGTCCTCGCCCATGTGGGTGCCTTCGCCCGTCGGCAGGTAGCCGACGAGGAAGCGGGGCTTCTTCATCTTTCTCACCATGTCCGTCTGCAGCAGCAGCAGACCAAATCCGCAGGCCGCGATGCGGACGGTGCCGGTGTCTTCCGGCCGGGTCCACACGCGCTTGCTGTAGTCCTTGCTGTCGGCGAACGAGACGGGCCGGAAGGGCTCGCTTCGCTCGGTGTAGCTCGCGCAGATCGCCGGAACATCGCGCGTCAACAGGCGCGGGAGCAGGTTCTTCGGGAACCGCATGTCCGAATCGAGGAACAGAATGTGGGTGATGCCCTCGATCTTGAGCGCCGTGTCGATCAGTGTCTCTCGCTGCCGGGGGATCAGCGACCCGGTCGCGATAATGAGCTTCAGGTCGATGGTCTCGGGACAGTTGAGCGACGTCCAGGCCATCATTCGCGCCAGATCGTATGCGAAGTACGTGGCGAGTTGGTCCCCCGCCGGAATGCACACCGCGACGACCGCGTGCGGCTTCGTTTCTTGCTCCCCACTCATGGAAGCCTCCTAGACCTTCATCGTGTTGGTGCGCCACGCCCGGTTATCGGGATCGTTCAGCCATGCGCGCAGCTTTTTCGCGTCCTGCAGGATGCCCCGCTGCTTCAACTCCATGTAGATGTTCAGCGGGACGCTCGCGACGCGACGCATTCCGCTCGAACGGTTCGGCGAGGCAGTAGAATTCCGCAGCGCCGTATTCATGTCCATCAGGTCTTGGACTTCCTGCTCGTCCGTGATCGTGAATCGTTCGGTGATTGGGTCCCAATGAAACTTCTGGATCGTGCGCGTGAGCGCATCGTGCTCGAAGAGGATGCCGGACATTAGAACCTCAACGAAAAGAAGTTGAACGTGACCCCGATGATCGCCCCGAGCGCCGGTTTTCCGTCCGGGCGCAGGCCGACAACACCCACACCGACGCCGAGCCCGATAGAGGGACCGACGACGCGAGGGTAGAGCTTCGGTCGGGCCTCCAACGCTCGCTTCAGATCGTCTTTCGACGCCTGAAGGAGGTTGATCGACTCGGCTTGGGCATCAACGATGCCGTGAAGCGTCGCGATTTCTCCTGTTTTGGAGCGAATGACGTCGTCGCGTGCGGCGATGTTCGGCGCGCAGGACGTGTCGGGGGGTGAGATGGAGTCTACGACCACGACGGCGCGCTCCGCGCTGTCGGTTTGTGAGTGCTGCGAGGCCAATCGGCCTTCCAACACCTTGACTCGGTCGTTTGCGAGGTCCACGAGGACCTGCGCGACGTGTTCGTGTCCGAGCGCGATGCGTGCCTTCTCCTCGAAGGCCTCGGCTCGGCGGTAGAACACGCTGGCAAACTTGCTCGCGACCAACACGAGCACTACGGCTGCGACGACAACGCCCCACGATACCTTGCTCATGCCGCCCTTTCCCTGAACAACCTGGACCGGAGCGGCGTGTGCCGCTCCGGCCGGGTTGATTAGTCTACGAGGTTCGAGACGGTTGAGGCGGCATCCGTGACGGCCTCTTTGCAGTGGGCGAGTTGGCCCTGGCTGGGAAGAGAGAAGTCATACGCCACGAGGACTTCCGTGGAGCTTGGGTTGCCGATGACGACGCCTGCCTCGGTCACGCCGGTGTCCTGATCGGCGATGAACGTGACAACGACGCCGGGCTGCTGTGTGGCTGCCATGTTGTGCGCTCCTTTCTGAGCGAACAAGCTGTGGACCTGCGCTCGCGCGCAGGCCCACTAGCTCAGGTTACGCGACGTTGAGGTCCGCGATGAGGGCCAGGGCTGCCTCGTTGTGAATCTTGAGGCCGTACTCGCCCAGCAACATGCGCTTCTCGGCGTCGCCCGTCTTGGAGAGGGGCTCCGTGAAGAAGGGCCGGAAGTACGCGACCGACACGAAATTCCAGTCGAGCAACAGCGCGTCACGACCCCGCTGGAAGCGGTTGGGCACCACAGACAGCGTGCCGAAGTCGGAGACGTAGAAGTCGGCTGCGCCGATGATGGCCGCAGGCTTGACTGCCGACTGCTCGATGGTCTTCGTCGCGATGCCGTCGAACTGCGAGACCGCCTGCTTGTTGAACGGCCCCACCATCAGGGTCGTCGGTTCCGCGCCGCTGTTGTACGACTGCAGCATCGCGTCCTGAAGCAGAAGCTCGGTGAAGGTACGCGGGGTACCGTCGGTCCGGGCGCTGGTCGGGATGTTCGTATAGATCGGGTTCGCGCCGTTGGAGGCTTTGTTGACGTTGGTCTTGATGAACGCCAGGATCGAGGCAGTCTTGCGCGGGCTGACATCGTCCACGCCTGCGCTCGCGCCCTGGTTGGTGAGCAGGATGCTCTCGACATCCCGCTTCAACTCGGCGGACTTCTTCGCCATGTTGTACGCGAGGTCGCTACCACGGCCGTACTTCTCGGCCGCTTCGTTCGAGCCCGACACACCAGCGGTCTTGCGGCTGATCTGGCAGTAGTTGCCGATGCGCGACGTCGGGGTGGACGTATCCACCTCGTCGATGTCGTCACCTTCGAGTTGCGCGTTCCCGGTGTCCGGGGCGTCCAACTCGTCGATCTGCCACTCGAACAGCGACTGCGAGGCGTCAGCCTTGCCCGCGTTCGACATGAACGGAGTCGTCTTCGGGGAAATGTTGTAGATGTCCTCGGAGACGTCCTCTTTGATACCTACGGTCTCGTACTGAGTGTAGGTACCGGCGAATTTCGACATTGGAAAGGTCTACTCTCTCCCACTCGTTGGGACTGCTACCGGCGGGGTTGCCGCTTGAGCAGATGTGAGAAAACACCAGCGGCAGCATCGAGGCTGCCATCTTTTCGGAGAGATTCCTTTGCGCGCGCGACTTCGGACTTCGGCGTCGGCTTGGAGACTTTGCCGCCGGGACCGGCCGTCCCAATCTTGCCCTTGACTGCGGGCTTGACCTTGGGCTTGACCTTCCCAGCACCAACCGTGTTCGCCTTGTCCCAGAGCATGGCCTTGCGAAGCATGAGGAGCATGCGATGATCGACAGCGTGATCGACTTCCTCCTGGGTGTAGCCGAGCGACATGGCATATTTCGCCATCTCACCCGCTTCGCGTGCTCCCAGGTCCCTATCGACCCATTCGGGAACAGCGGCCAGAAGGGCCTCGACTTCGGCCTTCCGATACTTCTCGTAGTCCTCGGTGAATTTCTTGGCCTGCTCACCGGCGACGCGAGTCTGTTCTGTCTCGACTTCGTCGCGGTTTTTCTTGAACGCCTGCCAGTCGGCGAGGGTGTCGGCGAATTGCTCGGGCGTGAGCGTCTTGCGAAGCTCTGCCCAGATCGGTTCCTTGGGAACCAATCGGTCCATCGCCTGCTTCACCTTCTCCAAGTGCTCGGCGTATTCGGCGCGCTTCGCACTCGCCTCCAACTCGACGGCCTCCGCGCGTTTCCGCGCCTCGGCTGCCTGCTGGGTCTTGCGAGTGTAGTCCTTCGTGCGAAGGTAGCCCTGGTAGGCCTCGTCCTCGGTGACGTCTTCCTCGGTGCCGTCGGAAAGTTTGACCTTTCGCGAGCGGGGAGGTTCGGTCTCCTCGGTCTCGTCCTCTTCGGGTGCTTCGTCCTCGGACTCCGGCTCGACGTCCGTCTCTTCCTGCTCGGGCGTCTCGTCGGTCTCCTCGGCCTCGGGCTCCTCGGTCTCGTCGGACTCTTCGTCCTCGATGACTTCGGGCTCCTCGTCCTCGGTCGCTTCGACCTTGGGCGTGGGCGTGCCTTTCGGCTTCGGTGAATCCTCTCCGGGTGTCTTCTTTGTTCCCACGGGGGGAGAGAAGAGCTTGCTTCGGAAAGATGCGGCTGCGGCTTCGAGGCTGTCGGCTTTTGGCTCGCCGGGCTTGGCCTCGGGGGTGCGAGTGTCCTCGCTCATAGCTAATGTACGCTCCTTGTCAAGTGGTAAGTTGTTGGTCTGCCGCGTTTCCCGCCACTACGGACGCAGCACCTCGGTCAACTACGGCTTGCTCACCGGCTTGAGGGCACGCTGTGCCGCTGCGCCTCGGTCGATGGCCTTGTGAATCTGCGTGTCGAGTGAGCGGATGCCCATGAGGTGTTGATGTGCCGCCTCGCGCGCCTCGACCGTCTGCGCGCTCTCCCAATCGAGGTGCGCGTTCGTCACGGCCTCCTCGGCCAGCCACTTGGAGGCCTCGCTGGTCGCGAGTGCCTTGATGGCCTGAGCCCGGCGGATTGCTTCGTCGGGCGATACATCTCGGTGCTCGAATAGACTCATGCCCCACTCCCTTTCGGATTACTGCGCGATTTCATCCCAGACTGCATACATGCGCGCGAGGTTGCCCGCCGCCGCATCGGGATCGAAGAATTCGATGGCCGAGCCAGGGACGACGGTAATCGGAAACGCCATCGGGACGATGATCGGCACCTCAGAATAGGGTGTCGAACCGTCGGCCGTGATGCGGTCGAACCAGAATGACTGCGCCTCGGTCGGGATGGTACCGACAACGGCCGCGCAACCCTTGAGGGTCGCAACAATCGCCGTCGCATCGAGCGAGTTGCGGCGCTCGACGAGTGCGGTCACGATAGCGCCGCCGAGTGTCAGCGGCGCAGAACGTCGCGCCATGCGAAGACGACTCGTACCAGTCGGCTTGGTGGCCCCAATCCGAATCTCGTAGACACGGAGGTTGAAGCCCGACGCAGTGGGGTTCAATAGCTGAATGAACGGCCCGTGGGTCGCGTCGCCGGGCGTATTGACCATGCCGTGAATTGGCGAGATAGGAATGATGATGTCGGATGCCATGTTGTCTTTCCCCTAGCTTGGGATCGAGGTAATCTCGTCCCAGAACACCCGCATCGAGATGGGGATGTTGTTGAAGGTCTCGTTCACCAATTCCACCGACTCGCCCGGCAGCACATAGAGCGGTGCGCCATAGGGGCCAACGATCTGCTCGTAGGGAATGCCCTGTGCGTAGTGCCCCTTGTCGCGCCACATCAGGCGGTTTCCACCGTAGAAGGTGGCAAAGTTGTAGCCGTAAATCTTGCACTGCACCCCGAGTTGATCGCGGCGCGCCATGCGCGTGACAAGATAGGTCGTCTGAGTGCCGCCCGGCCCGAGGGTCGAGGGGACGGAGGTGCGATATAGCTGTGCGTAGGACGACGTCGAGGCCAGCACGTCAAGCTGCGTGATCTTCGCAATCTTTGGGCCGGGGTTGTAAAACTGAATGACTGAACCGCCGTTAACCGCTCCGACCTGTCCGATGCCCATGCCCCAGCAGGAGGACTTCGGTGCGCTCGGATCGTTCAGGTCCGTGATACCAACGATGTCAGTCAGAGCGAATTCATCCCAGCAGGCGTAGCAACGCAGAGTCGTGTTGTTCGTAGTCGAGACAAACTCGACCGCATCGCCGGGCTGCAGAATGATCGGTTGGTGATTGCCGTAGGACGTCGCACCAACGACCGGACCGAGTGAGGCTGCTCCGCGACCAAAGAGCCACTTCGCCTGGGTCGTCGAGTCGGTCTCCAAGATGTCAGCCCAATTCGCTGCTCCGACGATGAACGGCGTTCCGACGATGATCGTCGTACCCTTCAGGGTGCCCTTGATGACCGTGATGTCGGTCTCGTCGCGATGTTCGAGGAAGGCCGAGGTGATGACCGCCGCCACCCCCGCTAGATCGACCGGGGTCTGCGTCACGCGGCCGAGCACGCGCGTATTCGTGCCATGCATCAAGCGTAGCTCGTAGAGGACGATGATCTTCCCCGAGCCCGGCGGATTGAGCAACTGAATGTAGGGCGGCGAGGCGGCCGTACTCGCCGTATGTACGGTCCCGTGAATTGGTGACACCGGATCGTAGCGGTTCCCCGCTTCAGTCGCCTCAACACCGATTTCATCAGCAACGTTCTGAATCTGCCGCGAGTAGGCCGCAAGCGCCATCTCAATCAGACGGCGCGTGCGGTCTTGGTCGGACTTGTCGTATTGCTTCGGAGCCTCGGCGAGCTTGAGGCCTGAAGCGACCCGGAGGTTACTCATTAGGCTGCCGGATTTCCGTCACGCGATTCCTCGACGGTCACCGACTCACCACCCTCGGCATCCTTCGAGTGCGTCACCTTCCGCGAGCCACCCCCGGCCGTCTGCGTCGCCTTGGCCTTCACGTCGGCGACGGTGACCTGGGTCTGGTACTTGAGATTCATCTCCATGACCTTCAGGGTCAACTCGGCTTCGAGGCGTTCGCGCTCGCGCTTGTCGTTGAGGTCGATTTCCTTCTCGCGCAGGCGCAAGTCTTCGCCCTGACGTTGGACGTCTACCTCGTGCTGCGCTGACTTGATTTCGAGTTGTGCCTGATCGCTCGCGATTTTCGATTGCGCCTTGGCCTGTTCGGCCTGTGCAATCATGACGTTCGGGTCCTGCTTGTTCGGGTCCTCCGGCGGCGGCTGGTAGCCCTTGTTGCCCCACATGTTCTCGGCGTCGGTGAAGCCACGCAGCTTCAGAATCCTGACGTGGTGATCGACGTACTGCTCAAGGCTGAAGATGGGGTTGTTCGCGCCGACGACCTGCAGCAGGCCGTCCATCCCGGCGAGGCTCTCCTGCAGTGCGCCAATCTTCTCGGCCGTGGTGCCTGCGCCGATGGCGACATTCACCCGCACATCGAGGTTGGAATCCCACGAGCGCGGGTCCATCGGGACGTAGGAACCGGCGACGCGCACCATCCGCTCGGCGTCGGGGTTCTCGGTAATCAATTCGAGGATCATGCGGAACAACTGCTTCACGCCGGTCTCGGCGAAGATGCGGCCGATAAGCTCGATGTGCTCCTGCGCCTTCCCCTGCGCCGAGGCAACGGCCATCGCGGTCGTGCTCGCCATTGCGGAAGCATCGAGCCCGGACGAGGCGTCGTCCACCCCGATGCGGTCCTTCTTGACCCGCTTCAGGGCGTCGAGCACCGGAAGGGCGGCCTGACCAACGAAGTTGTGTTCGATGATCTGAATGGCCTGCGCGGGCGGGGTCCGCGTCCTGATGGGCGCGGCCAACTGCATGTTCAGGATGTCTTCGAGGGATGCTTCACCCTCCATGTAGGCGATGCGCGGATTCAGCGCGAGGACGAGCGAGTCGAGCATGTTCCGCCACACGGCCGACATGATCTTCTGCAGGTCCATCGTGTAGTCAGAGATGCCGGAGCCCTCGATGGTGTGGGGCGTCGGGTCGGGACAGAGCACGGCGAACGGACGTCGGGCTGCCCTCTCGGGCTTGCCCACGATGCTGTAGCCGGGTCCGAGCATGTTGACGCGGTACAACTGTGTCTTGCCCTCGTCCTCGTCGAGCGCGAGGTACACGTATCCCTCGATCCACAGGGCCGTGCGGTTCGCCTCGGGGAGGTTACTGTCGGCATCGTCCTTGACGCCGTCCTTCTGGCGCGCGATTTCCGACTGCGTCGAATCCAACTGTGAATCGCGGAAGGCGTGCTCCTCGATGTCCTCCTCGGAGACGCCCAGATTGCGAAGCTGCGAGCGCGTCAACTGCGTCCGGTGGCCGACGAAGGGTGCCACACCGGGGACGTGCGGCTCGTTCGATGTCGAGCGTGCGCCCTTGGTATAGATGTACTCCTCGGGCGGGATGCAGGCGATGCGGATGCGGTTCCACTTCCGCGTCTGGGTGTAGTCCACGTCGTACAGCGGCTGGCCCGGCGGTGCACCCTCGCACGGACGAACCTCGTCGATGCCGATGGAGTCATCGGACGCGAGCACGAGCACCTGCTCGTAGGTCTGGTAGACGTTGGAGTACCCGCGCACCTCTTCGCCTTCGTCGCGCCACGCCTTCAGCACGCCCATGCGTTTGACCAGGGCGTCCTTGAACCAGTCGTGGTAGACCAGGAGGCCGGTGTTGTCCTGCTGCAGGATGACGTCGAGCACAAACTTCGTGACCTGCTCGGCCATCTGGACCTGCTGCGAGTTGGAGGGGCCGTACTCGACGGCCGGATACGCGCCGAAGAACATACGGATCAGGGAGGGCATGATTTGGAGGACGGCGTCGCGCAACTCGGTCATCACGACCTGGGAGCGGCCTTCCTCCTCGTTGCCGAACAACTCACCCTTGTAGTACTTCTCGGCCTCGGCGCGGGCCTTGTCGAGCGTGCCGTCGGCGTGGAGGATGGCGTCGTTCACCATCTGCACGAGCGATGACTGCAACTCGGTGGTCCCTTCGTCGAGTGTCGCCTCGCCGTCGGGGCTGGGGATGGCCGCTGCGTCCGCATCGGCCGGGCTCTGCAGATGGACTACGGGCATTATACGATTCCTTTGAGAATGCGGCTGATTGGCTTCTTCCACGATTGCGACCCTGCTCGGCCAAAGGCCAGAGTGATCGCTTCGCTGGCGAAGGTCAGAATGAAGGCGTCTGCGAGGTCGGGGCTGTCCATGCCACGCTTCTTCAGATCGTCCTTGGACTCGGCTTCAATCTTCTGGCTCCCCTTACGGAAGCGGTACTTCACGGTCGTCAACTCTGCCACGAAGTCGCCGATGCTGCCGTCGCGCACACGATTGCCCCCGTAGACATCGGGGATCGCGCAATCCCGCGCGGCGAACCACTGGCGGCCCTTGAACCACAACTCGGCCTTCAGATTGGCGTAGCGTTCCTTGTCGGAGAGCGATGGAGACTCCGAGACGTTGATGCCGCGCGCGGGTAGGCCCAACTCGCGCAGCCTATCGACGACCCCGGCTCCGAGGCCGATGACGTCGATGTTGATTTCAAGCGGCCGTTGAGCCACCGGCGTGTTGTCCCATTCGAGCTTGACCCTGGCGGCAACCTCCATCGTGTCGAGTTTCACCCACCAGCGGATCGGTTCGAGCAGGCGGTTGGCCTGCCGCTTCGCGAGCGTCGAGCGGTCGCGTCCAAAGCGAGCGCAGTCCACGCCCCAGATGATCGGGGCCGTCTTGCTCGTCGAGACATCGCGGTGCAGCGCCGCCTCGACAAGATCGAAGGGGATGATCGTGTCATCGTCCGAGACAGGGAATTCGCCGAGGACGCGGACGCGATACTGGTTGGAGTTTTCACCCCAACGCATCTTGACGTCGAGGATGAAGTCCGCCGAGACCTGTTCGGGCACGTCGAGGCAGGACACCTTTTTCGTCCACCACGTCCCCTTCGAGCCATCCCCGGCGAGCTTGCCGTGGGTCTCGAAGAAGGTACCCTGGCCGCGCACCGGGTTTCCGGTCAGGATCGTCATGGCGTTCTCACCGGCCATCGACCCGATGGCTGACTCGAAGACGGCTTCAGGCACACCGCTCGCTTCGTCGGCGATAAGCAGCACCCAATCGGAGTGGACCCCGGCTAGTGCCTCGGGCGTCTCGGCTCGTGACGTCGCGCACGACGTGAATGACTTACCCGGCGATTCGACCAACTCCGCGCGGTCGTGCTTCACCTCGACCAGCAGCCGAAGCTCGGGCCGCAAGGCCTCGTGCCACTTCTTCACCTCGGACCAGAGCGCGTTGTACAACTGCTTCTCGGTCGGCGCGGTGACCTGCGTCTTCTGCGGGAAGCGGAATAGGATGTGGTGCAGAATCATCCAGGCCAGCAATGTGGTTTTCCCCACCCGGTGGCCCGACCTGATGCTGATGCGCCGCGTCCGCCTGTTGTACTGCTCTAGGACTTCAAGCTGCCACTCCCACGGCTCGGCCTTCAACTCCTCGCGGATGAAGAGGATGATGTCGGCCGCGTATCGGTCCCACCACGCAAGGCCCTGTTCCAGCGCCTTCGCTTCCTTGAAGGCGGGCGTCCCGACCGGCCGCGCGTTACTCACGGCACAGCACCACGACGCGGAAGACGAGGCCGCAATCGAGACAGCGCGCCCAGGTATATTTCCCCTCGGGCGTCACCTGCCGCAGATGCGGACACGCACGCTTTACCTCCACAACAGCCGCGTCGCGGTGTCGCTCGGGAAGACGATGTCGCCCGGTGTAGACCGCAGGATACACAGAGCCCAGCGGTCGTACAGGTCGAAGATCATCTCGTCGCGGATCGAATCCACGACGTCCTTGCCCGCGCTAAAACCCCGCCGGTACGCGGTGTCGTTGACGCTCACCACAACAGCGATGACGCCTCCGAAGAGAGCGAGGCCGAGGATGGCCTTGAGAAATTTCCGCACGTTGCTCACCGGGAGTAGACCACGTAGGCTGAGAGCGCGCGGTCGAACGCGACATCGAAGTCGAAGTCGAACGGCAGGTCACTCTGCGTCATCGGTGCGATGGTGCCGTTCTTGAATTGCCAGTAGGCCCACGGGCGAGGATGCAGCGAGCGGCTCGACCACGTTGTCATCGAGCCATCTTCCCGGCAGACGACGAAGACCGTTCCGTCGGTGCCAAGTCTCGCGTGCGCGCCGTAGCGCACCTCGGTCCAGTGCCTCGGGGTCACGTTGCCAACCTCAATGGCCTGCTCGGCGATTGATTTTCCGCGTTCAGGTATCGCGAGCGTGACGGCACCTTCGGCCGTCGCGCGCAGCGCGCCCCATTCGATCCGGTCGCGCATGTCCTTGAGAGACCGCGCTAACTCGAAAGCATAATTTTTTTCCACCGGGACCCCCTCGTCTCGTTGTCGATCCACCGGGCCATTGCCACCGGCCCCCTCGCGCAAAAGATGGGGGGCTGTCGCGACGCTGTCGCCTGTCAGGATGGCACGGTGACCCTGCGCCCGCACCCCCAGCCAGCTTAACATAATGTCCATTATACGAAGTCGATGACGTAACTGGATGGCACTGTGACACTTACGCACTGTGCCATCCTGTGCACACTCGGACCTGCGTGCTGGTGTGTCATCGTGCCATCCTGACATGGGACATCATGATGTCATGACACTGTCGTCGCGCCTACGCGACAGCGTTTACTGTCGCGTGGTGCACGCCGGGCCTACCCTCCACCTCTACGCCTGCGCGTCGCAGTGATAAGCACCTCGTTCGCGTTCGTCAGTGCCTCGACTACAGCGTTCAGCTTGGCAGCGCGCTCACCATTCGCGAGCACCAACGCCGCCGCTACTCCGGCCATCGACGCGAGCATCACATCAAGGCGCGCCGTCACGACTGCGAGTGCGGCGACTACATCTTCGAGCTTCGCTGCTGCCATTGTTCGCTGCTCCTACCACTCAGTGATATGGGGTGAGGGAATCGAACCCTCCCGATGCCTCGCCTCCGAAGCGAGTAGCTCACCTTGAGCCCGACCCCATGCGATGGGTCGCGGCTCAGGCTTCAGCTACGCGAGCAGCGCGACCAAGAGGATGACGGCCGCGACGGGGAACACCACGTCGAGGACGTCGTCAGTTGGGTGCGGTCGCACGCCTGCTGCGAGCTTGAGCAGGCGCTGCTCTATCTCACGCATGGCGAAGACGCAGAACACGGACCACACACCGGCGAGTCCGCCCGGCGTGAGTAGATGCGCGAGCCACACTGCGACAGCAGAGTTGCCCAGCCACATCGTCAGTGCTGCAATGGGCAGCGCGGCCAATGAGTGCGTTAGCCACGAGCGCCAGTCAGCGCCGTCAATCCACGTCTTGATTGATGCGAGGAGAGACATGCTTCGCTTTCTTTCGAGTGATACGTTGCCCGCAGGTGCTGCACACCTTCGAGCTACCTCGCGCCTTGTGACCCATCGTGGCGCACCAGTTGTTGGTGAAGGCCTGATCGCTTACCTGCGTCGGCCGTCGGTTGTCGCCCTTACCCACTCGTACCTCCGTTTTAGATGAACGACCGCTCGGCGAGCCCGCGTTGAATCAACTCGGACATCGGTCCGCGCTTCTTCATCTTCGGTCTGTTGTCCTTCGTGATGGTGACACGCACTGGCTCGGGCCGGTCGCGCTCTTCCACGACGACGCGCTTGATGCCTGTGCCCCTCGGTGCCTTCGGTCGCTTACTCGCCATGCTTCCTCTTGTCTGCCCGGATGTACTCACGAGCTACCTTGCGTGGAATGCCGAGCGTCGAACGACCCGAGGCTGCGGCGTACATCGCGCGCCTCTGTGCATCCGACTCGAATGGGTTGAACACGCCCTCGACGCCTGCCTTCAACTCGCGCGCGACGTCCGGCCGCTCGCCTTTGATTTCGAGGTGCTCAACTCCCTGGCTGTTCGCGATTCTCTTGCGGTGTGTCATCAGACTCCTCGACTATCTCGGCCTCGACGACGCGAGGCTGCGGACCACTCGGGAGTTGCTTGGCTGTTGGTGCGGAGCGAGTCATCAGCACCTGAAGGTGCAGCGACCCGATGGAGAGCTTGCCGCCCGCGCCCTCGGGCGTCTGAATGCCGAAGGTCTCGCGGTCGAATGCCTGCGCGAGCCAACGACGTTGTGCGACCCGCTCACGAGCCAGCGCGATGTCCTCGCGCGTCACGATGCGAATTGATCCGTCGGCGTTTGGTTCGGCGAGCTTGTCGAGGATGTCGGTGCCCTCTTCAGCGAGCGCCATTGCGGATTCACGCCGCGCTTCCTCGAAGAGGTTCCACAGCGCCTCTTTCTTGTGGAGCAGTTTGTAGAGCGTGTGCCGTGAGCAGTCGTAGTCGCGCGCAATCTTCATCAGCGCCTCGCCCTTGGCGATGCGTTCGAGGATCGGCGACCAGCCGCCGCGCTCGCGCACGCGCTGCCACACGAGACGTAGGAAAGGATTCGATGCCACGAGACCCCACCGGGACGTGCAACAGTAGAAGAGGACCGTCTACCCGCTCATAGCTAATGTAGCGACAGTGTCAAGATGCTGGCGCTTGACCGGCCGGATCGGCCGCCTCGGGCTGGACCGAGTGGACCGCATAAAACGCACTTTCTGTATCCGCCCACAGTAGTGCATGCTGTAAGTGCATGCCCTATAAGGTTGAATCTCGCGAGAGCCTATAATTAGAGCTAGGCGGTCCAGTCGGTCCAGTTGGAGGATGGCACCCAGAAATCGTGTCATAATGACACACCCACACTGCCGCCCTGTCATGCCGTTCCGGCAGTCCATGCCACTCTGACAGTACAGCCCGCATGACCTCACGGCATGATTCTTGCAACATGTGGAGCCCGAGGAAGGCCCTTGACCCTTCCCGGCCGGGTCGCTACTATTCCTCCATGACTTCAACCGAGGGTAACACCGTGAAGCGCAAGCGCAGTTACGTAGACGTTCGGATCGAAAACCACGGCAGCCTGTATCTCCTGCGCCCTCTCTCCCCCGAGGCGCGTTCGTGGTTCGAGGAGAACGTGCCCGAGGGCGACAAGGTTCAATACTTCGGCGGCGCTCTGGTCGTCGAGCCCCGCTTCGTGGGCGACGTCCTCGTTGGCATCCGGGGCGAGGGGATGGTGGCACAGTGAGGTTAGCACCCCTCGGCTTCGACAACCCCTTCGAGCGCAAGCACTGCGTAGTGCTTGCGTTCACCTGCGTCGGCCCGAAGCCCTCGGCGAAGAACGCCGTTGGCCTCGCTGACTGCGCCTACCGCCGCATTCATCCGGTGTTAGACGGCATCACGCTGCTGAATCGTGGAGGCGGCGCGCGTGGTACCTTCCTCGCCATCAACGAGTGGGCTCGCTTGGCCGGTGTGCGCGTCGTCGAGGAGTACGAGCCCGACGACAGCCTGACCATCGGATTCTCGGGCGGGCGCGAGGTGTACAAGCGCGTCGGACGGCCGACGATCCGCCAATTCCAGCGCGGCAAGGGCAGGCGTGGGCGCTGGATCGTGTTCACCGACGGCCACGCCCAGGCCGTCATCAATGGGAAGGTGCGAGGGTGGTACGGCGCAAGATCGCGCGTGCACCGCGCCTTCCGCGTGGAGGTTTTAACATGACGGTAGGCAACAAGGTGATCGACCTGATGGCGGCGCTGCGTACATCGCTCGCCGCGAAACCTCGCCCTGAGTCCGGTGGCTTCTTCGAGGACGAGACGGGCTGGTGGATGCTCGACGACGCCACCGACGACGATGGTGGCTGGTTCATCGGGCGCGACGGGACCGAGCGGCAGATCGCGTGGTCCGACGTGCCCGTCCTGACGTACCACTCACGGAGGTAGCGGCATGAAAACGGTTCGTGATGTCTTAGACGCGCGCTCATTCCCGACCTTCGAGAAGGCGCGTGATTTCCTGGCCGACGTCGATGGGTTTCCCAGAGCCCGCGTGACGTCGGTCGGCGATGCCTTCGTCATCGACCTTGTCCCCGGCATTGGGGTCTATCTGGCCCCGAACCTCAACCCCTACGCCGACGTCGGCGAGGTGTTTTCCAGCGAGACGGCGCTGCAGCGCGTTCGGTCTGCATCGGCGGTGACCCCCAAGGCCCCGCTGACGGAGGAAGATCGGGACCGCGTGCAGGACGACGGCAGCTTCATCGTGCCCGAGGTGGCGCTGTACCAGGGGTTTCACATCGACGGCGACCGGAGGTACCAGGAGAAGTAGTGTCATTATGACACGGGATTGACCGAGGGCGTAGATTAGCTATGAGGGAACACCCTTGCGCTATCTACGCCCTCGGCGCTAGATTGAGTGGTACGCAGAACCGAATGCAGACACCCTGCATTCGTCACCCGGTGCCGACGGCGCGACCGTTCGGACCACGAAAGGATCGAAGACCATGACGCAGATTTCCGCAGCCTCCCACCAGTGGGCGACGCGACCGGCCGACGAGCGGTTCACCTCGCTCGAAGCGATGCACGCCCAGACCCTGGCCTACGCCAAGGCCTCGGCCGAGAAGGACGTTCCCTGGACCGACCTGCGCGTCGAGGCGCAGGGCGATGACCTGTCGTTGGTGGGCAAGGCAGGCATCGGCGCGAAGATCGCGCACTACGCCTTCGGCCAGTTGGCGGCGCGCATCGGTGCCCCGGCGGCCTACCTGCGCGACCTGCCCGCAACCCTCGCGGCGCAGAACCTCAACTTCGGACTGAAGGAGAAGGTGTCGGGCTGGGCCTCGCTGCTCTTCCAGCGCGGCGAGCAGTTGACCTTGAGGGCCGCGACGTCCGACAAGTACGCGCGGGTCTGGAACCACGAGGTGATCGCGCGGCTGATTGACCTGAGCCAGCGCCAGAATCTCGTCCCCGGCCGCACCACGATGGGCGGCGCGGACAACCCCGACGGCAACGACCTGAACGGCGTCCCGTCCCGTTCGCTATACGCATCCGACCACGACATGTTCGCCTTCCTCATGAGCGACAAGCAGGTCGTGGACCCCGTGGGCCAGCCGCTCTATCGCGGCATCATCGTCAACAACTCGGAGGTGGGCGACCGTTCGCTCGGAGTGCTCGGCTTCTGGTTCCGTGAAGTCTGCTGGAACCACATCATCTGGGGCGCGGAGCGGTTGCTCGAAGTGCGCCTCAACCACATCGGCGAGATTCGCAACCGCTGGCTCGACGCGACGGTCTCGATTCGCCGTTACCTCGACTCGTCCACCTCGATGGAGGAGACGCGCTTCAAGCAGTTGACCGCGCGGATCGCCTCGACGAAGGAAGACGTCCTCGACACCCTGTTCGGCAAGCGGTCGCTCGGCCTGTCGAAGAAGGCGCTCGAAGCCAGCTACGACGCCGTCGTGCCCGAGGAAGATGGCGACCCCCGCACGGTGTGGGGCATCGCGCAGGGCGTCACCCGGTACTCGCAGGAGACGACCTACGCCGACGAGCGGTTTGCGCTCGACAAGGCGGCCGGGAAGCTCCTCGACCTGACCTTCTAACCTCGCAGAGGGGTGGGGCCTCACGGCCCCACCAATGCGGCAGGCCGGTCCCAAGCCCGGCCGACAACCTGAACCGGAGCAAGCGCATGTCGCTCGTGTATGACCGCAAGCTCGAAGAGATGGCGAGATACAACCTCGGCGACCTGAACGCGACGTGGCGCGCGGCGTTTCCCTCGCCGCTTATTCACCCGTCGTCGGACCCAGCCGCCGTCGCCTCGCTCGCGCCGCTGCGCGACACCGAGGTGGATCGCGACGTCATCGCGCCCGAGCACACGCGCGAGATTTTCGATCCGACGCTCTTCGCGACCGTCGTCGAGTGGGCCGTTGCCGAGGTGAAGGCGGGCGGTTACGAGGCCGTCGCGGGCTCGGGCCACTCCGGCCTGCCGCTGTGCGGTGCAGTGTCGTACCGCCTCGGTATCCCGATGATCGCCGTCCGCAAGGATGACGAGCGGCCGAAGGGCGACAGCTACCGCGTGAACGGCGTCCTGCCGCACCGGCCGCTGCGCTATGCCATCATCGACGACTTCATCTGTTCGGGCGAGACCATCGAGCGGATCGACGCGCAGGTGGCGTACAAGTTTCCGCAGGCGACGTTGGCGGGACTCGTGCTGTACCGCGTGCGCGCGGACGACCCCGAGACTCGCTACAGCTTCGTCGATGACTGTCGGAGCAGCGTCGCGCGTCGCATCGGCGTGGAGCGTGCGAAGGCCCTGAAGATTCATGCACGCCACAACCTGCCCTACTGAGGAGGACCGCGTGACGTGGTTCAAGTATCGACCGATGCCCGGCCCAGCCGTCACGGCCGAGGGTTGTGGTCTCGTGTTCGGCTGTCTCGTGCAGTGCGTCATCTACCTGGGGGTGCTCTATGTCATCGCCCACTTCGTCGTCAAGTACTGGTAAGCCCGACGTGTTTGTGCTGAAGACGCGCGCCATCACCGGCGCGCTGGTGCCCGCGCGCGGCGAGCATGTCGAGTACTCCGAGCTACACCGCGCGATTCAGGACGGCAAGCTGCTGCAGGACGTCCTGGGCATCGAGGTGTACGTCGTAGACGGCCGCACCGACGCGGTCGTGGTCTTCATCTAGGAGAGCGCATGGACTTCGAGCCAACGCCGGAGCAGATGATCGAGCAGGCCGGGCTGACTCCCGCCCAGGATGCGGACGCCAACTGCGTCACGCTACCGAATGGCGAGTGTGTCGCCCCCGGCCCGTGCATGCACACGCCGCCCGAGACCGCGCTGGACTTCGCGGCGGATGCACTCGACGGCCCGGCGCAGATCGAGAGCCCCGAGGGAACGAGGGGCTGGACCCACGCCCGGAAGGATGGCATCGAGACCTTCACCGCACCGGACGCAACGGTATATGTCCGAGCGCGCAGCGAGGAGGAAGCCGACGTGATCGTGAGCTTCACCCGCATCCGGGGCATGACGCCCATGCGGCTCGTGCGGGCTGATGCCTCGACGACGGTGAAGCGCGCGGAGCGGAAGGCACGGCGCGAGAAGCGCGAGTTGCAGAGGAGAGGCTACGATGTCTAGGGCCATCCCGATGACGAGGACGGCGCTGCGCGCGGCGATACCGCAGCGCATTGTGAGGCTGCTCGTGCTGTGGTTCGCGGATCGGAGCAAACCCTTTCCCCGCGCGCTCAAGCGAGCGGGCTATGACCGGCTGCCGGACAAACTGTGTGGCGTCGAGCGAGAAGTCGTCATCGGTCCGCGCGTCGTAGTGAAGACGACAGGTTGGCGCAGCATCTCTCCGGCCGCGTCGCGCTACCGCCGGGCGCGGACCCTGTGCCCGACTATCGAGTTGGCGAAGACCCTCGTCGCCCAGCCGAAGGGACGGGTCTTCGCGCGATTGCCAAGTGCGACGAAGGATCGGCTCGACGCGCGGCTGACTCGCGCCGAGAACATCGTCGAGTCGCGGTACAACATCGGCGATACACACGACTGGAATTTCGCGCTGTTCCCCGACGGGACCATCCGTCACATCGACTACTGAGGAGACAACGACCATGTGGATTCGCGTGACGCAACTCGACATCAACCGGGGCGTGAAGTGCTCGACCGAGAAGTGCCCCGTCGCCCGCGCCATTCGACGCGCGGTCAACTGGAACAAGTCCGTCTCCGTTGGCAGTGGCAGCATGACCTTCTCCTCGCCCAACGGCCAGGAGCGCGACGCCTCTCTGCCGGAGCGCGCGTCGGACTTCATCGACAGCTTCGACCGCATCGGCCCGAACCCGTACAACGGCCCATTCAGCTTCCAGATCGTTCGGCCGGAACCCTTCAAGCGCGGCCCGGCGGGCTGGTAGTATGCTGACGACCCATCAAGCGGAGATGTACACCCGCATCGTAGGCGCGCTCGTCGATCCGACCGGGCGTTGCTACGTTGCCGCCGAGGCGGTCTACCACGCCATCGGGGGCAAGGCCTCGGGCTGGGTCCCCCAGGTCATGCGGCTGCCCGGAGGCTTCGCGCTCCGGGACGGCTCGTGTGTCTACGCCGCGACGCACTGGTACCTCAGATCGGCCGACGGGCTCTATGTTCTCGACCCAACGGTACACCAATTCACCGAAGCGCCCGGCTACTACGGCCGGGGTTGTGGCTTCCTCACGAAGGGTCCGAGTCGTCGGGCGCGTGAGCTACTCAGAGAGGCGGGCCTGTGCTCCGTGCGTTGATCGACTGCCCGGCCGGTTGCGGGAAGACCGTCGTGCTCTACCCGCTGGTGCACCACTGCCCGGCCTGCGGCTGGCACGCGAACCTGCAGTAGAGGAAGAGCACCGACGCTGACCGCGAGCGCAAGCAGGAATGGACGCGCTTCAGCTTCGAGGAAGATCGCTACTACGCCTTTCAGGTCGCGGCCATGACGAAGCACCTCGCCGCGACGCCGGTGCTGGATCGCATCATCGTCGCCCCGCATGGAGCCTTTGGCGGGCCGCTCGACAACCGAGTCGTCTACTTGGAGGGAGCATGACCGATAACATTCGCGGCATCTTCGGCACCCACGACGAGAAGACGCTCGTGCAGCTACGCGACGTCGCGAGTCGCGCCGACGGCGCGGCCCTGATGGCCGACGGCCACCTCGGCTACGTTATGCCCATCGGCGGTGTCGCGGCCTACACCGGCCTCGTCTCCCCCGTCGGCGTTGGCTTCGATATTGCATGCGGCAACGCCGCGATTCGGACCGACATGAACATCGGCCAGTACTCGTCCGCCGAGCTAGAGACCCTGGCGGACATGATTCAGGAGCAGATTTCCTTCGGTGTCGGGCGCACCAATGCAGCCGACGACGCGCCGGTGGACGATCCGCTCTTCGAGGCACCCGAGTGGGCGCTGTTCCCCCACGACGCGAACGCGCACAACCTGAAGGGCAAGGCGCGGTCGCAGCTTGGGACCGTCGGCTCCGGCAACCACTACGTCGATGTCTTCAGCGACGAGACCGGGCGCGTATGGGTCGGCGTGCACTTCGGTTCACGGGGCTTCGGCCACACAATAGCGAGCGGCTTCCTGTCGCTGTCGCAGGGCAAGCGGTGGACCGAGCGCGTGCCCGAGCAGGAGCGGCTGCTCAACATTCATGACGGCGACATCGGCGAGGCGTACTGGCACCTGATGAATCTCGCGGGCCGCTATGCGTATGCGGGGCGCGAGTGGGTCGCGCGGAAGGTCGTCGAGATGATCGGCGCGAAGGAAGTCGAGATGGTGCACAACCACCACAACTTTGCGTGGCTTGAGAATCCTGCGACCGACATGATCGTCATTCGCAAGGGCGCGACGCCCGCGTTCCCCGGCCAGCTTGGCTTTGTCGGCGGCTCGATGGGCGACGACGCGGTGATCCTGCGCGGCGTCGATCCGGTGGACACCGACGACCCGGCGGCGACGTTGGCCCTTCAGGAGAGCGCGTACTTCAGCACCGTGCACGGCGCGGGGCGGGTCATGTCCCGCACCGAGGCGGCCGGGAAGGTCAACCGCAAGACCGGCGAGGTGAAGAAAGTCGGCAAGGTCACCTGGGACATGGTGCGCGAGTGGATCGGCCCGCGTGGCGTCATTCTGCGTGGCGGCGGCCTCGACGAGTCACCGCAGGCCTACCGGCGTCTCCCTGATGTGCTGAAGGCACAGGGACCGACGGTCGAGGTGCTGCACACCCTGACGCCCGTGATCGTTGTGATGGCGGGCGCGAACGAATTCGATCCGTACAAGGATTGACCTATGCCAGAGCTACCCGAAGTCTGCTACGAGTCGCCCAACTTCCAGCACGCAGTCGAGGGCGACCACCACGGCGACCACAGCGAGTGCGTCTACTGTGGCGACGAAGTCGAGTACGTCACCGGCCGCTGGGTGACCGCATGAGCGACCAGGACCTGATTGGCGGCGAGGGTCAGATCGGCGTGAAGGTCCGCGTCGTGGCCTACACGAACAAGCCCGGCATCGGCCGCATCTATGTCGGCGACATGGAGGTGTTCAACGGTGACGACGCGACGGTGGGCGATGTGTCGGTGCTTGTGCGTGTGCCTTTCCACTCTCACTTCGGCGAGCCCAACATGGCCGTCGTATGGAAGGAACCAGAGTCATGAGACGCATCAAGGTGCTGTTCCGGGTCTGGCTGCGCTACGTCGTGCGGTATCTGACGGGACGTCGGTGGACCGTCCCGCTCCCCGACAGGCGCAAGGTGATGCTGTCGTGGCTCCGTCGGTGGGCGCTCACGGCTGCCGAGGTGCACCTCGAACGCGAGACTAGTAACCGCGCGCTCCTGACCGGCATGGTCGTGGCGCTCACGGCCGGGCCGAGCATCTCCTACACCGGCTGGGAGTACTACAGGGCGCACCTCGCTGCGAAGCGCAACGGCGCGAAGGGTGTGCCAACCCGCTGGATCGGGCGGCCCTCTGTCTACGTCTACGGCCCGAACAAGATCAAGGTCGGCATGACGGAATTCATTCAGGACTACGTGCCGCGCGCGGAGCAGTTAGCAGCGCGTCGAGCACTCAAACAATCTCGCCAGGAGGGCGAATGACGACCCCCATCAATCCGATTCTCGTGGTGAGGGACAATCTCCCCGAATACCGGGACGAGTTGATTCACGAGCGGGCGACGCTGCAGCAGCGCGTCCTGAAGATCGACGAAGACGTCGCGCTGCTCGACCGTCTCGCGCAGGCTATCAAGCCGAGCGGCGAGATAAAGCCCTGGACCGGCCCGGCAGAGATGGACGTGACCGATGGCGAATAAGAAATGCCTCGGGCATCAGGTCAACACCCGCGTCTCTGACTTCTTCTGCCTGAAGGACCAGGGACACACCGGCGGCCACATCGACCCGGAGTCGAAGAAAATCTGGGGCACGCCCCGACGTCCCTACGGCGTGCGTGGGGCCAAACAATCACGGAAGAGGCACACGAAATGATCGTCAAGATCGAAGTGCAGGCGGATTACGCGGAGGCGTTGCTCGCCTTCCTGAACGCAGACGAGGGACTGCGCTCGGCCGTCGTCGAGAAGCTGATTCCCCAGAACAAGCCCGAGAACATCGCACGCTGGACGGCCGTCACGGCCGCGCTGGGCACAATTTCGAGGGGTCTGACCCTCGCGCTCGAAGCGGAGCGCGCCCTGGACACCGCGTGGCAGGCCGAACGTGCTGCCGAATTGAAGCGGATCGCGGGGCTTGACTAGGTCCGTACATTGGCTATGAGGATAGTGGAGAGAGGGCAGGACGTAGCGCGGCTGATCGCTCACGAAGGGGCACAGACCCCGAGCAAGCTGCCACCTTTCCAGGGACGTTCGATGCAAGGTCCCTCTCCCGCTCCCTCAACAACCGTTCACCGCTGAGTCAGAGGAAGGCACTATGAGAAGCCTCCTGCATGCCCCGATGTTGTACCTGCTCGCTGGCCTCCTGGTGGCCGCGAGTCCTTCGCGTTCCCCCGCCCAGCAGCTTGCCCCCGTCGGCGCTATCGCCTGGACGCAGTGTCTCGATGCCAAGGTGTCGTCCTACATCGACGCCACCGTCCTCGGGACTGACTCGGCCGTCGTGATCCTCCGACACGAGGAAGTCCACCGCGAGCAGCAGCGCCGCGCCATCGAGGCGACCGGCTCCTGCGTCGTCTACAGCAGCCCGGTGCTCCTCCTGAACCACGAGATAGAGGCCTACTGCGCGTCTGACTCGACGGCGGTGCGCGTGAACCACCGCGACCCCGTCGAGGTTTCAGCGCAGACGCTCTGGCGTCTCCTGGGGCAATTCCGTCGCGTATTCCCGACCTTCACCATCGCCGACTCGTGGGCTCGCGGATGCCCCGGAGCGACCCACCGTGAGTAAGCAGCCGAAGGTCTCATTCAGCCTCACGCTGAAGCTCGCCTGTATTGCCGTGCACGCCGACGAGCTTCTGTCGCCCGATGGCTGCGAGGCGGATCGCGGCGCGATTCAGGGCCTCCTGGCTGACCCCGAGGTGAAGCTCTTCCTCGCCCACGACTACATGCGCGTCCTGCTCCCGCTGAAGCGGACGGCGCGATGAGCCTCGTCCTCATTGGCGCAGCCGTCGGCGCGCTCGACGCCTTCGTGACCTATCTGAACATCAAGGAACGCGAGTCGTGGATCGCCGGGAACGTCACGCGGTCGGTCTTGCTCGACGGCCTAACGACGGCCGCCATCGGCGTGTCCATCTGCGCCTTCGTCGAATTCACCTGGGCGATGATCCTGCCCTCCGTCGTCGGCTCGATGTTCGGCCGCTGGCTCGCGTGGAGGCTCTAGTGTGGCGTCCAACGAAGCGTGCGCTGAAGTTGTCCGGCCAAGTGTCGAGCGACTCCTGGCCGCAGGGCTGGGGACGGGTACATCGGCGGCGGTACCATCTGCCCGTCGGCCCGCACGGCCGCGACGGGCTAATGAAACTCGAAACGTGGCACCGCGACACCTTCGACCCGGACCGCAATTGGTACTTCGCCATCCTGCATTTCTTCGTGGACATGGTGCCGTGGTTGCTTCGAGGGTGCCCCCGATGACCACCGTCATCATCACGGCGGCCGGTGAGGGCTCGCGCTGGGGCAACCACCTCGGCGTCCCAAAGCACCTGCTACCTACGCCGCAAGGTGAGACCCTACTGGCGCGAACGGTGCGCCTCGTGGGCGATTGGGACCCGACGATCCGAGTCGTCGTGACCGGCCCGCTCGACGAACGCTACCGCATCCCCGGCGCGGAGCTAATCGTGCCGATAGCACGCCCCGACTTCGCAGAGTGTTCGATGTACATGTGGGCCGAGGCCGCATGGAATGCCGAGGGGCGCACGGTCTTCCTCTATGGGGACACCTTCTACACCGGCGCGGCTATCGCGACGATCCTGGGTTTCACGCCCCGCGAATGGCATCTCTTCGCGCGGTTCAAGGAGAGCAGTGTCACCGGCAAGCCGTGGCCCGAGGTATGGGCTCACTCCTTCTACCCCGAGCATTGGACAGCCGAGTTGGCGCTGATCGACCGGGTCTCAACTATGAAACGCTCAGGCAAGATTCCGCGCGCGTCCATCTACGAAATGTACAAGGCGCGCTTCGGCAAGCTGCGGCCGTTCACCTATGACCAACGGGACTATGGCGCGCTCACACAGATCGACGACTGGACCGAAGACTTCGACTTCCCGAGGGACTACGATGCCTATGTCGTCCGGTATCGAGCGGCCCATGTGGCGAGTTGAGTCGAGCAACAACTTCTGGTACTGCACGCGGTCCGCATTCCGGGTCCGCGACTCGTTCCTGTGCCGTGACAAGACGCATGCACAAGCCTGCGCCGACGCCCTGAATCTCTTGGAGACCGCATGACCTACTGGACGCATGCCCGCGTGAGCTACCTCAAGTCGGCCGTTCGCATCGCCGCCTGCGTCGGGGCGCTCTTCATCACTAGCCCTCGGGCGAGTCTGATCGTCCTGGCGGCCGGTCTTGCCGTCGCTGAGTGGCTGGGTGTCATCGAGGAGTTGGGCGAACGTGGCGAGTGATTGGTGCGAAGAGGAGCGGCAGGCCTTCCTGCGTCGCCAAGTGAAGCGCAACCGCAAGGCTGGCATCCGCCCCTGCGACCGCAAGCGGCACGAGTGGGCGCGCCGCATCAAGCGCGAGTACGGCCTCACGCCGGAGGACATCGCGATTCAGTGGGACAAGCAGTACGGCATGTGCCCCATCTGTGGCGCGGACCTGACCACAAAGGTCTGGGTCATCGACCATCACCACAAGACCGGCGAGTTTCGTGGCCTACTGTGCGCGTGGGACAATCATCGCGTGCTCTCGATGTGCGAGCGCGCTGGCGAGAAACGCATCAGGAACGTCGTGAGGTATCTCAAGTGGAGCCACTGAGGCCCTATCAGGTGAGCGGCGCGCAGGCCCTCGTCGAGCGCAGGAAGATGCTGCTCGGCGACGAACCCGGCCTCGGGAAGACTAGGACCGCGCTCGAAGCGGTCCGTCTGCTCGGCGCGGAGCGCATCGCCGTTGTCTGCCCGGCCATCGTGCGCTCGCACTGGCTGGCCGAGGCGCACGCGATGGGACTCGGCCTCGGGATCGTCGAGAGCTACAACATGGTCACGACGAGCGAGGTAACCCGCGCCATCATGGGCAAGGCCGACGTGCTGCTCGTGGACGAGTTTCACCTCTGCAAGCACCGCAACTCGAAACGGTCGAAGGCCGTCTTCGGGAGCAGCGGCATCGCGAAGGCCGTGCTCGCGCGTGGGGGGCGCGTGTGGGGACTGTCTGGTACACCGATGCCCCGCAATCCGTCGGAGTTGTATGCCATCATGTCCTCGCTCTGGCCGCAGACCTTGGCGAACCTCGGGCTCGACAACTACATCGCATGGCTCAACCGCTTCTGTCGCTACCGCGTTGGTATGTACGGCGTGAAGGTCTACGGTGCGGCGCATGTCGATCAACTACGCGAGCTACTCGGCCGCGTGATGGTGCGCCGTCTCGTCAAGGACGTCGCTCCCGAGCTACCGCCGCTACGCTGGGACCACACCACTCTCGACGCTCCGTCGGTCGCGGACATCCTGCTCGCCGAGGCCGACCTGGACCCCGTCACGCGGGCCGCGCTCGAAGCCGGGGAGCTACCGCCGATGTCGCCGCAGTTGGCGCGCTACCGGCATCAGGTCGGCGACCTGAAGGCTGGCGTCGCCGCCGAGATGATCCGCGAGGAATTGGCGAACGCGCCCGGCAAGAAGGTCGTCTTCGCCTACCACCGCTCGGTGTTAGATCGGCTCGAAGCGGACCTGGGCAAGGACTTCGGCGTCGCGCGCATCGACGGCTCGACGCCCGAGATTCGACGCGAGTTGATGAAGCGCCGCTTCGCCGAGATAGAGGGCGTGCGCGTCTTCCTCGGCCAGATCGACGCCTGTGCCGTGGGCATGGACGGGCTTCAGTACGTCGCGCACGACGCCATCATGGTCGAGCCCGACTGGAAAACCGACTTCAACGTTCAGGCCGCTCGCCGACTCGCGCGGATGGGGCAGACGATGCCCGTGCAGGTCCGCATGCTCTCACTCGCTGGTACGCTCGACACCTCCATCGTCCGCAATCATCATCGCGAGATGGACATGGTGGCGAGTGTTACGGGTTAAGCGAAAAACCGGGCCGTGCGCGCGCTGTGGGAACGACTCCTGGTACCGCGACTCGCGGGGCAGTCGGGTCTGCAAGCACTGCCAGAAGGCGCGCGTCACGAGGCGACGGAACGCGCTGCAGAAGAACCTCGCCTATCGCCTGTGGCGGAACGCGCAGGAACGGGCGCGCGTCGCAAGGGTGCCGTTTGGTATCTCAGTGGCCGACGTGCAGGCCGTACTCGGGCCGCACTGTCCCGTCTTCGGGACGCCGTGGGGGCGCGGTCGGGATGCGCCGTCGCTCGACCGGATGCGGCCGAAGTTGGGCTATGTGGTGGGCAACATCGCGGTTATCTCGATGATGGCGAACGCGGTCAAGTCGAATGCCAACGGCGAGCAGGTGCTCCGGGTCTACCGCTGGATGCGGAAGCAGGGTCTATGACGCTTAACGTCAAGAACGGGAGAAGTGACGAATAATGCCACCGACCATTCACGCCCGACTCTCCGCTTCGAGCGCACATCGCTGGATGAATTGCGCGGGCACGATTCGGATGTCCAAGGGCATCAAGGACGTCGAGACCTTCTACCAGCTTGAGGGTCGCGCCGCGCATGCGCTCGGCGAATACGCGCTGCGACACCCGACGCTGTGGGAGCAGGTCATCAACGTCGATGTTGAAGCGGAGGAAGGCACGAAAAGTTGGCCCGTCGATGAAGTCATGCGCGAGGCAATCCGGCTCTACGTGGAGACGGTACGCGCGCTGCACGAGCGGCTCGGCGGCACACTGTTCATCGAGCGGACCTTCGACCTGGGCATCATCGGCCCGCCCGAACCGATGTTCGGTACGGCGGACGCGGTCATCGTCGCCGACGAGGACATCGACATCATCGACCTGAAGTACGGGAGCGGCATCGTCGTGGAAGTGCTCGACAACGTGCAGCTACTCTACTACGCCCTCGGGGCCATCCTGGCGGAATTCACCCGGCGCGTCATGGACCCGAAGAGCGCGGTCGTGTGCGAGGAAGACGAGACGGTCCTGCACGCGGCCTGTCGCCTCTTCAAGCGGGTCCGCATCACCATCGTGCAGCCGCGAGCCCCGCACACCGATGGGCCGGTCAGGACGTCACTCGAATTCACCGGCGCGGACATCGAGGCCTACGCGGTGAAGCTGATGGAAAGAGCCCGCGCCACCCAGGACCCGAACGCGCCGCTCGAAGCGGGCTCGTGGTGTCAATTCTGCCCCGCGAGAGGCCACTGCCCGGAGTTGGCGGCCCACGCGCAGTTGATCGCACAGACCGACTTCGAGTCGGTGCCGATGGAGGCACCGCCCGATGTCGAGCACATGCCCATCGAGCAGGTCGCGAAGATGCTGGGCAGCGTCAAGATTCTCGAAATCTTCGTGCGCTCGCTCTACGAGCGCGTGACCCACGAGTTGGAGGCAGGGCGCGAGGTGCCCGGCTGGAAGATGGTGAACAAGCGCGCGCGGCGCATGTGGGCAGACCCCAAGGAATTGAAGACCTGGGCGAAGGCCGTCGGGCTCAAGCCGAAGGACCTGATGATCGAGCCCGAGTTGAAGTCGCCCGCGCAGTTGGAGGCTATCATCGGGAAGCGCAATTTGCCCGAGGAGCTATACGCCCGCGTGTCGAGCGGGCTGACGTTGGTCCCTGAAGACGATCCTCGACCTGCTGCGGCGGTCGGCCCGGCCGAGGACTTCGCTCAACTACCGCCAACAACCTCTGAGGAGGAGCAACGCTAATGGCAAAGAAACTGATTACGCCGAACGCAGTCCTGTCGTACCCGCACCTCGACGAGCCCCAGGCTCCGATGAACGGGATCGGCAATCCGAAGTACAGCGGCTCGCTCGTGTTCCTGAGCGGGACCGACCTGAGCGCCATGCAGGCGGCGGTCGTGGAAGCGGCCACCGAGAAGTGGGGTGCAGGCGCGGTGGCGAAGTTGAAGAGCGGCGCGCTGAAGACGCCGTTCCGCATCGACGCCGAAGCGAAGGGGTACCCCGAAGGGGCCATCTTCGTGAACGTCCGGTCCGAACAGCGGCCGGGCGCGGTGTACCTCTACCCGGACGCGAAGACGGGCAAGCCCGCCATCGTTCCCGAGGACAAG